TTAAAAGTAAACCAACATAATGAAGGCTTGCACCAACAAAGAAAGGACTACAGAAAACGCTATGAACATAAACGCGCCTACTACCGTGTACGCGAAATCTGCAAATTCGGGCGTTCCCTTCTTGGTTATATAGTCGCGTGCTTCCTTTTCTGCTCCTGCTATGGTTGCTGCTATTAAGCCTATAACGTAGCCAAACAACAGGCTTACTATGGCGCAAATCGCGAAGCCAGCCGCGAGGTGCTTCTTCTTGTCGGTCGTTATGCGGCTAACAAAGCCCCTTACCTTTTCTTTGAATGTCTGAATACTCATGCTTATAAAATTTTATGCAAAGATAAAGGGTTAAACGTATTAGCTTGATACGTTTAACCCTAAAACACTTCGCCAACACTTCGCCTATTACCGCTTTTTCGGTTGTAGGTAGTTGGTTACTTCGTTCCTAAACTCGTCAAAGCTGCGTATAACGGTGTATTTGTTTCCTGCCGTTTCCGCTGCCTTCTGCCATGCCTTTTGCGTGTCCTGCTGTCTGCCCGTCTGTGTCTTGAACTCCAAACAAAGCGAAGCGTAGCCACTTGAAGGAATAAGCAGGATAACGTCGGCTACTCCTGCCGTTACTCCCTCTGCTTTCATGATGCTGGCTTCGCGCTTGTTTCTCGCTCCTCCGTTTGGTACTGCAAAACAAAGCAGGGCGTACTGTGGGTATTGAAGTCTAAACCAACGTAGGCAGCTACGCTGTATTTGGCTTTCTTCGTGCTTTGGCTTGGCTTTCTCTGCCTTCGCGTTAGCTATCGCCTTTAACTCCTCAAACGTCATGGCTATCTTATTTGTTCGCCCGGCTTAAGCGGTCGCCAGCAGTCCGTGCGGTCGATCTGCCTTGTTTCGCCGTTGTACTTGTATTCTGTACACAATTCCCAACGGTGGAGCATGGTATTGAAGCAGTAAAGCCTTACTTCTCGGTCTTTGTGCTGTCTTGCCCGTCCTCTCGCTATGGTGTGGGCTTGCGACATCGTTAGCTCCATGCGCTCCGGCTCGTAGTCCGTTCCGCTGATTGGTATCTTGAAGTTATGTATTTCGTTCATCGCTCTTGCTGTTATGTTGTGTAAAAGCCATCGCCGAATAGTGAAGGCTGGTTCTTGCGTTCCTCCTCCGCTAATACGGCTTCTACTCGCTTAATCTCGTCGTCTATCTCGCGTTCCAGCCGTTTGGAAGTCTGCAAATACGCTGAACTACGAAACTTGAAGTAGTCTTTTTGCGCCTTGCGCATGGCTACTACCTTGTCGTAAAATTCTTTATGGTTCATGGCGTTATACTTGCAATCTGTTTGCCGCCACGAAACAAAGCCGCGCTATAAACTACGTCTTTAGCTGGTGTGTCGCGGTATGGCTCTACGTCCTTATCCGTTACAGGCTTGCCGTTGCGGTAAATCGTGAAGCTAATACTTTTGCAAAGTTTGCCCGTTATCTTGGGCTTTGCGTTGCTTGGAAGGTCGGCTATAAAGTCTTGTATAGACGCTTTTAGCGTATCGTAAACCAAACCTTCCGTAATCTGTACTTTGTATTTCAATTCCATAAGCGTGGCTTAAAATGGTAAATCGTCGTTCTTCTCGCTCGCTGGTGCTGCCGCTGCTCCGTATGGAGGTTGCGCTGGCTGTGCTTGTGGCTGTGCCGTTGTGGTCGGCTGCTGTGCGCTGGCGTTTCCGTCTGTCTGCGCCTTGCTGCCACCGCTAAGTAGCTGCAATTCCCGGACGTGGCAGTTAATGCCCACTTGTGCGCCGTTGGCGTTGGTGAAAATCTTTGTAGAAAGGTCGCCACGTATGAAAACTTGTGTACCCTTCTTTAGATAGGTTGCTAACGCTCCTTCGCCTAACTTCAGACAACTTACCCACGTTGTACGGCTTACTACCGTGCCGTTCGCGTCCTTGTGGCGGTCTGATGCTGCCACGTTGAAGGAAATGTAACGTTTTCCGTTGAACTCCTTAATTTCTGCGTCGTTTCCTAAGAAACCGCATGTTTCCATTACTAACATAATCGTTCGTTTTAATTGGTTATTATTATGTTTACTGCTTCAAATAGCTAAAAATATGCTTTATTACTTCCACCGTCCACCCGTTGCCGAGCATCTTGTAGGTCTGCGTTTCTGAACACTGCCAAACGTACCACGATGGAATAGTTTGTAGGCGGCTACACTCTAACGGGGTTAAACGGCGTATCTTACCCCCCGAATACGTTAATAGTATTTCCTGCGTGTCCGTGCATTAACGCCGGGCTTTTACCCCCTGTGTCGTAAATGCGGTTTTGCTGGTATGGCTGTTGCCCTGCGCTCTCCTTGCTTTGATTAAGCTGCCTTACTCCGTTACGCTCTACAACTAAGTTGTTTTGCTCCCATGCATTAGCGGTTAAAGTTGGGGCTTTACCCTCGATGATACCGCCTTTGTTTTCTCCGCGTGGTCGCTGGTATATTCCATGCTGTGGAACTTGCACCAAATCGCGCATCATCTTGCCGCCTACGGTTAGGCTACAACTCTTGTTTTGTGGCTGGCGTATGTCTATGCCGAAACCGTTGCCTTTTTCCTTCTGCCTTTGTAGGTGCTGGAGCATGTTGTTTATAACCTTTTCGCTTAGGTAGTATTTCGTATCTACTTCCGTTTCTAAGATGTCCTTTAATAGCAGCCCTTTGTCCTTTGGCTGTGGAATATCCGTATAGACTTCGCTAAACAGCCCTTCGGTGCGTGTCCGTATGTTCGTCCAATATAAGCGGATACGGTTCTGTGCGCTGACCAAAGAACTATTTATACAAACTGGGAATAACCCCAATTCGTTTGTTATGACCATTTCGTATTCTTTGCGCATCCTCACGTTTTCAAGCATGAATTTTATGTTAGGGTTCTTCGCCCTCAACTCCTTCAGTATTCTGACGTATTCAAAGAACAGCTTACTTCGTGGGTCTTTGAAATTAAGTTGTTTTCCTGCAAAACTGAAACCTTGGCACGGCGAGCCGCCTACAAGCAAATCAATTTTAGGAAGGGCGTACCCATCCACTTGGGTAACGTCGCCCAACTGTATGGTATCGGGAAAATTGAGCCGCGTCTGCGCTATCGCGTATTTGTCTATCTCGGAAGCAAAGTACTTATCTACCTTTATCCCCAATTCCTTTAACGCAATTCTCGCGCATGACATCCCGTCAAAAAGGCTTAGTACGTTCATATAGCTGAATGTTCTTTATATCGTTATATCCGTCGGCGTGCTCAGTTTCTCGCTTAGAAGAGTCGCTACCTTCTCGGCGGCTGCTCTGAACTCCCGGTTATATTTGTATTCTGTATCGTAATTCCGCAAATAGTAACTTATCGTACTTTTGTCGTGGTTTGTTTCCTCGGCTATGCGGTGCGTGTATTCTCCGCGCTTCTTGCAATGGTGCGCGTATATCATCCGGGCGTAAACGTGCCAACGATTACGGCTGTCCTCCGCTATCGTCTTGAAGTTTACACCCATCGCCGTAATAATGGCGGCTTTTATGTCGCGGTGCTTGGGCGTTCGCTCGTACTCAACTATCAGCCCCAAACCTTCCGCTATATCGTGTTCTAAGGTCGCGCCTATACTCTGTTCCCAATTTGAAAGCATGTATATAGCGTTGCAATCAAGCAACAGCCGTATATCTACTTTCATCTGTTCTTTCCAATGTGCCGACGGCACAACGTGGCGAAGTGGGTTTACAACATCGAAGCCCTGCGCGGTAAGGTGTTCTTCTGCCTTGCCAAACATCGCGGCGTACTCCGAAGGCTGTAACCCCGTTATCTTGCCACTTATGTAGTACTTTATCTTTCCCATGTACTGTTGCTTGTTATTTTCTGTATTTTTGCCTTTTAAGGCGTTCTTCTCGTGTTCCGCGTTCACTTTATCGCCTTGCGTGTTGAAATGCCGACAAACACGCTTATTTACACCCCTGTGCTACTTCTGTGCGTTTGGTTCTGCTGGTATTGTCGGTAAAGTTTCAAGTCTTGGGCGGTAGCTCTTGTTTTCAAAGCCTATCAAGTCGAACATTTCTATAAACCTGTCGGCTATTCGCTCACCGTATCGCTTTTCTATATCCTCGTCGCCTATCAAGTTGGAGGTTATTATCGTGAATAGCTGGTTATCGTAGCGGTAGTAAAGCAAATCTACCAACGGACTAACCTCGTTACCCCAAACTTTTAGGCTTGCTGGTTCTATACCTACGTCGTCAATGTAGAGCAGTTCGGTAGTTTTCATTCGGTTTAGAAGGTCTTGCTTCTCGCCCCTTGCCGCTTCTGTTAGTGATGAAGCTGGAATAACTACTACGCCCTTGCGCTCGTTCATGTATGGGCTATCGTATAAAAGCCCTATAAGCTGCGCTATTGCCTTGGCTAACGTGGTCTTTCCGTTTCCCGGCTCTCCGTAAAGGAATAACCCCGGCTTCGGGCTTGCGCCCAACAGCCAACGGGCGGCGCGTCTGATGTGGTCTATCGTGGCTTCGTCCCTCTTTAGAACGTGTCCGCGCTTCTCCACTTGGTAGCGGTAACACTCGTATAGCATGTTCGGTATATCCTCCGTGTACTTATCTACCTTAAATCGTGCTGCGGAGGTGCTTTTTCTTCTTAGGAGTTTCGCAAACGCCGTTAAATCTATCCTTTGCGGCTGCTGTGTCTGCTGGTTGCTTTTGCTTTCTGCCATCTTCTTTAAGTTTTAAGTTATACCTTACCCGTAATTGGTTCACTAAGTGCCGCGCCTTGTCGCTGTAATCTTGGTGTCGTGCCTTGGTCACCCACCACTCGGCTACAACCTCTTCGGCTTCCTTGCGTAGTGCTTCGAGCGTTGTGTGTAGCTGCATGCAAATAACCTCAATGTTTGAACGGTTGGTTTCCTTGAAGAACTCGTTTAAGAAGGCTTCGTAATCTTCTGCTTCGCTTTCTTCTTCCTGCGCTCCGTCCTCGCTCTCGCGCGTGTGCGCGTTATCAACATCAACAACAGTATTATTATCTGATATTGATATAGATATAAGGTTGTTTTTGCTTGTTTCGCTTTGTTTCGCATCTTCGTCAAGTTGTTCTAAGTTGTCTTTGCTTGTTTCAACTTGTTTTACCTTGTTTTTAGTTGTTTTAGGTTGTTTTTCTTCGCTGTCTTTTCCTTTTTTGGCGTTGCTGTTTCCTTTTGGTGCACCGCCTTTCTTACCGCGTTCTACATAGCTTTCGTATCTCTTTACGTTGAAGTCTATTTGCGGTTTGAAGGAAAGGAAAAGAGCAAGTATAATAGGGTCGGCTTCGTCTGCTGGCTCTTCCCTGTCGAAAGCGTATGCGTAAACCATTTGCGAAACTTTCTTATATGTTTCGGCTGGTAATACGGCTAACGCTTCTATTATGTTGCGTAACATTACTATACTATTTTGACTCATATAACTGATGCTTTAATAGGGACGCGCCCCGAAGGTCGCGCCCCGGCTTGTGGTTACTTACTCTTATACCTCCTGTTCTCTGTATGCCAAACAAAAGGCTTTATCTACAATGGCGTTGCAAGCGAATGGCGAAGCCGAAAGGATGGAAAGGTCTATTACCTTGCGTTCGTCCCCGTCGCGTTCTGTGCGCTCCTTTACCTTGGCGTTTATCCACGCTGTTATAACCACTTTCGCGGTATCTACGTCTTTCGTGCGTACAATGAAGTCGTAGGGCTTCTTTTCGGGTTCTTCCTCATTCTCGGTGCTTATCGCTACTTCGGCTTCAACCTTGTAGTACTTGGTATCGTCGCGCGTTTCCTCGCCGTTGTCGGGTTCTGCGCCTTCCTCGTTTGCTCCCTCCTTGGCTTCTACGGACTTGCGTAGGCGGTCGTTAAGAATAACTACGTTATCCATCAGCTTTATGTCCGTTATGTCGAACGAATTTCTAAAGTTAAGTTCGATGTAGTCCGTCGCTACCTCTATCGCCTTTGCCGCGTCTTGCGCTTGCAGTATGAAGGTACGGCGTTTCGTTCCAGTTCTCGCGCTTACCTTGAACGGGTATAACCCGGTACGCTGGTTTGGTGCTGCTAATCTGCGCTGGTTGCTTACCTCTACGTCCTTTATCTCCTCTGCTTGGATGCTAAAGTTTATTTGCTGCGCTAAATCATCGTCTATGTAGCTGCCGCGTTCAAACAGGATTTCGTTACGCTCAATGGTTACAACCTCGCCCGTACTCTCGTCTATAAAATCTTCGTTCCACGTCTTTAGCACGTTGGAAGCTAAGAATTTCCCCACGATCCGGCGAATGTCTGACGTTCTAAAACGTACTTCGTCTTTTCTCGTCTGTGTGTTTTCGGGCTGTATCATATCTTCTCAATTAAAATTTGTGCGTAAAGGTCGGTAAATGTGCGCCCGGCGTAGCGTGCCGTTTCGCGGTCGTGGAAGCAAAGCCGAGAGCCGATGAGCGCAGACGCAGCCGCAGCCGCGAAAGACGTAAGCGCGTACGAAAGCCCGGCATCCGCGCCGCAATACGCGCCTTCTGTCTGAACCTCGCTTACCTTAATGTAGAACCACGGGTAAAACTTGTATTCGTCGGTATCTACCCAGTTGGGTTTCCAACCTTCGTTAAGTGCTTCGGTTATGGTTTCAAGCTGGCGGCGTGCTATCTCGTCCGGGCGGAAGCCCTGCGCCTTCATGCTGTCCTCGTCCATCGGCTCAATGCCCAAAACCTTGCAAGCGTCGGCGTAGCTCTTTACGCGGTTTGTGATGTCCTCGTACTCACGTTCTTCTATGCGGAAGTTGAAAACGCTAAAGCTATCTTCTTCCACCATGTCCATTACTTTCTCCTGCGCGTCTGCTTTGCTGTCGTAACGTCCTACAAGAGTTTCGTTACCGCCGTTTTTTACAAATAGAAAAATCTTCTTCATGTCGTTGTCGTTTATTTGAATGTTAGAAAATGCTCCCTTCTTGGGGCTTGTGCGCGTCCTCAAAGAGGATGCTTCTTTGCCTTGCTATGGCTAAACGTACTTCCTTAATGGCGTTCTCGCGTCCTAATAGGCTTTCTTCGTAGTCCAATAGTTCCGCTTCGTTCTCCGCTAAGAAGTAGCCGCCCGACGTGGCTATTAGTCCGGGTAAAATGTCCGTTGTGCGAATGTGGTTTATTAGCTTACGGCATCGCGCTTCGTCTATCTTGTACCCTGCAACACTCAACCGCATAACTATCGTTCGGTTGGTTACTGCGTTCTTCTTGCCTTGCTTGGTCTTTAGTCCTTGCAATATGACGGGCAGCAGTACGTTCTCTTCGTACTCGCTTAGTGGCTGCGTTTGTTGGTCAAATCCTTTTATCATGACTAAAACGGGCTTTTGTTGAACTCGATTTTTAATCCGGGCTTCGCGGTATATACCGTTTTGTGCGTTGCCCTCTGTATGCCTTCACGAAAAGCCGTAGGGTCGCCGTTCCCTTCGCTTATATGGATTAGTACGATGTTGTTTACCGCTGTTATGTCGTTTGCCCTCAATGCGTCCAAACAAGTATAGTAGCTTAGATGGCTTCTTCGTACTCGCTCCTGCAAAGTTGCTGGAATGTCGCCGCTTTCAACTCTCCGCGCCAATATCTCCGGGTCGTAGTTGCATTCTATAAGGATGTTGTTCAACCCTTTGAACTTGCACGGCAAATAGAATGTGTCGGTAGCGAATAAAACGCCCCCGGTTTCCTCGTGCCAAATGTAAAAGCCGAGTGGTTCTGCCGCGTCGTGCTTTGTTGCAAATGGAATAACCCGAAAGTTGCCCAACGTAAGCGGAAGGTAGCCGTTCCCGTCCTCCGTCTGCCGTATTGCTGTGGGTTTCCAACTTGTGCGTATCTTGGCGTTCTCTATCGTGCCTTGTGAAGCGTAAACAGGTAGGGCGTACTTTAAGAACTCGTTTATTCGCCCAGCGTGGTCGCCGTGTTCGTGGGTTATCAGACAGCCTACTACCTTGTTTACTTGACCTTCCAAAGCTGCCAGCACTTGCTTGAATGGCTTTCCGGCTTCGAGCAGGAGGGCTTCGCGTTCGTTCTGCAAAACGTATGCGTTACCCTCACTGCTTGACCCGATAACGGTTAGCTCCATCTTAGAAGGCTGGTTTGTTAGCGTTGTACGTTGGGGCTGCTGGCTGTGCCGTTGGCTGCACTGGTATCGGCTGCAGTTGCTGTGGTGCCGGCTGTGGCTGAACTACTGCCGCCGCGTTGGGGTCTATTCCAATAGTCGCGCCCGTGTTGGCTTCCTGCCTAATCTCCACGGCTACCGCATCTACTACTTGGGTGCTGGTTTCGTCGCCGTCCCCGAAGTCTGACCCCGTTATATACTCGTAGAGTGCCTTCTTCGCCTTGCGCTCTGCCTTGCCGCGTATTTGGTCGTTGCTGCTGTAATCGTTCTTCACTACCGACACGTTAAGCGTAAAGGAGTTTTTCTCGCCGTTGTGTGAAAAACTAATCTTGCATGCAAGCTCCGCGTACTGTGGGTTTTGGCTTTTGTCCTGCCCAATCTCAATAACGTAGCGTACCCCCAACTTTTTAAGAAGGGCTGTATAGCCTTCCTTTGTCGGGTACATTCTTTCGGCGAGGATGTTGAATTGGTTGCCCGTTGGAAACAAACCAATAATAACCGCGTCGATGATGCAGTCGCGTACTACGTCCCGGCTGTAAAGCGGCTTAACGTTACCGCGTTTGTCGGGCTTGCCCGTGCGGTCTGTCATGAAGCCTATCTTTGTGTTCATGAGGGGCATGAAAACCTTGTCCATTACCTCCTCTGTCAATGCTTCGCGAAGAAGGGTTACTACTCCTACGGCGTTGAACGCTGCCGCTACGTTGCCAACTATCTCTAACGTTGTCGCTTCTTGGCAAGCTAAAGCGAACTTTTCCTTAGCGGCTTCGATGGTCGCTGGTAATCTTGTACACATGGCTTTTATCTGTTTGTTACTGTAAAATCTTCTGTCGAAACCACCAACTTTACAAGCTGGCTGTTTACCGGGATAAACTCGTTCACGCTCTCGGCGTTGTCTATGAATATCGGTGCGCTTACTCCGTGGAAGGCGCAAAGGGTGTTAATCACGTCCAGCCCTGCGTTTACCTTCCCTGCTGTGTTCTTGTCGGCGTACCTTACACCGTCTATGTAGCAAACGCAGTCGGGTACTTGCTTCGCGTCCTCTATCTGCGTGCGATACATCTTGAACTGAACACGGCTAAACAAAGCGTTTACGCGGCGTTCTACCTCGTTCATCCTTGCCGTTGTGAACTCGTCTATAAGCGTTTCTTCGTTCTGAAGGTCTGCTTTCTCCTGCGCCAACTTTGCGGCTTCCTCGCGAAGTTTCGCTACCTCCGCGTTGTTGGTTTCTATGGTTGTGCGTACTCCGAGCAAACGTTCCACGTCTTTAAGCTGCGCGGTTATACTCTCTTTGCGCTGGCGTAGCTCTGCCGTGTTGCTTGCGCTGGTTGTGTCAGCGGTTGGAAGCTGCGCGGTAAGGCTTGTAATCTCGCCTTGTAGCTTTACCCACTCGGGCAGCGTTTCGGGCTTGATGTCCGGCTCTGTGCTTACTCTCGGGCTTTCTGCAAGAGTCTTGTTAAGAAGGGCGCGGCGTTTGGTTATGTCTGTTGTTTCCGTGCTGTGCTTCGCTTCCAACGTTGCAAGCTCGCCGTTAAGTCGGCTTATCTCGGCTTCCTGCTGCTCTATCTGCGTAGTTAGTCCCTTGCCTTTCTCGTTGATGGTGTTAAGGCGTTTTTCTTTATCCTCGCCAAACTTTACCCTTGCGGCTTCGCGGTTCTCATTGTAAGCCGCCTTCGCTTCCTCGTCCTTGCAACAGATGTTGAACAAAGGGCAAACGAGGTTTTCTGCTTCTCCGCTGAACTCTTCGGCGTTCACCTTGTACCAACTTTCGCGTAATGCGTCCTGCTGGCTCTTGGTTTCGTCCGTGTAACGCTGTACTTGCTGGATGCGTGTCTGTATTCTTGCCTTGTCGCTGGAATAAGCGGTTTCTACGCTTCTTGCTTGCGCGTCCAATGTCTGCATATCACGGGCAGCGTTATTGTAGGCTTCGTTCGTCTTGTAGGCTTGGTTACGCGCTGCTTCCTTGGCTTCAAAGAATACTTTTTGCTGGGCGGTCTTGCGCTCGTTGATTTGCTGCTGTATCTTTGCCGCGTTCTCGTAGGCTATGCGGTTGGCTTCTGCTGCCGACGATGCCGCCATGTCAATCTCTGAAAGCTCGCCTTCCAAACGTGCTTTGTCGGCTTCCAAAGCTGCGTAGTCGGGTGCTGTCGGTGTTACTCTCGTTATTGCGTCTATGGCTGTGGGTATCTTCTCCAGCCTGTCGCTTATCTTGTTTTTCTGTACCGCTACTTCGCGCTTGTAGTCCTCCAGTGTCTTGCCTGTCACTCTTGCAAGAAGGGCGGCAAACTCGGCGTTATCTTTCGCTACGTCGGCTTCGCTTACGTCCCCTGCTATCTGTAAGAGCATTTCGCGCTGTGCCTTCCAATGAAGGGTAAGGAAATAGTAAGGGTCGGTTATTACCTTAAACACGGCTTCGGGGATGATGTCGTTAATACGCTTGTCGTACTCTGCCTTTGTTTTCAATGGCACGCCGTTACAGAAGTAGTCGGTATGGTGTCCTTTCAGTACGCGCTCCGTTTCGCCGTTTGGTACTTTCCATTCCTCAACCAATACGCGGCGGAACTCCACGGTATCAACCGCGCCCGTTTCGGTGTCTATTACCTCAAACATTCCGCTTACTTCGTGTTCAAGGTCTGGAATAAAGTTGCCGTTAGCGTCGTTGGTCTTGATGCCAAACTTGCTATCGGTGTTGCCCTCGCTGTCTTTGCCCCACAGGAGCCAGCTGAAAGCGTCCTTAATGGTTGTCTTACCCGTGCCGTTGCGTCCGCTGATGGTAGTCGCGTCCTCGCTGAACTCTACCGTTACGTTGCGTAAGCCCTTGAAGTTGCAAAGGGTCAAACGCTTAATTTTTACTTGCTTGCTCATATAGCTTTGTTGTTATGGTTATTTGTCGTTTTTGTTACTTCCTGCTAATTGTAGTGCCTTTTCCGCATCGATGATTATCAATGAGCCGCACTGTGTTATAGCTGCGTCCAACTTGCCGGACTGCTTTAGGCGTGAAGCGGTTGTTTTGCTGCACCCTAACAAGTTCATCAAGCCTTTAAGCCCGTAAACGTACCGCCGCTTCTCGTTGTCCTTGGGTGTCGTTCCGCTTAGAACTTGCCTTACTCGCGTTTCCACTACGTCTAAGAAATCGCCTACCGTAAGGTCTATTACTCGCGTGTTGTCGTTAATCTTCATATTGCTGTCCTCCTTCAGTTATTCTTCGTTGTCCTTAATGTCGGGTAGCACATTGGCACAAACCCAAAGCGAAGCGCAAAAGTTGGCTATAATCAAGACTACCGCCCAAAATGGTATAGTGTCCATATCCACTGCCAAACCGCAAATAGCTACGCTTACCCAAATAATGAGCAGCTTGTCGTACCACTTTAACGGGCGTTTCCACTTTATGCCGAAAATTCTATATAACTCGTTCATAACTCAAAAGTTTAGGAAGTTTATACTATCATCGCTTTCGCTGCCGCGTGCGTCTTGCCGCCCTCACTACTCGCGTTATCCTTGCACGTCTGCCAACTCTGAAAATATCATCGAAGCTGGTTAGTTCTCGTGGAACAAACGCTATAAGAAGAACTACCGCTATGAAGGCGCGTTTTAATGGGTCTAAGCTGACGGGTACACCACACTTCGTGCAAAACCACCAAACGCACAATTCCGTAGCCTTTTGGATGCCTATCTTGGCGTAAATGTTCCGGGCTGTGTTCTCTATGGTTCGCGTTGAAACAAATAATTTGTCGGCTACCTCCTTCTTGCTTGCGCCCCATGCCAATAGTTCGGCTATTTGGCTTTCGCGTTTGCTTAGTTTTGCGTTCAGTTTCATGCGCCCCAAATGTTTTTAGTAACGCCGAAGCGGTTAAACACTCCTTCTACGGCTTCCGCCTGTGTTACCTTCGGTTCGATAGCTCCCATGCGGTATGCGTAGAAGCTGTTACGGTTGTTGATGCCTAAAGCCTTTTTCAGCTCCTCTACGACTGTCTTATAGTCGCCCATCTTCACTTGCTTTAAGCCGCTGTTAAAACCCTGCTGTTTGCCTTTCGGCTTGTTCTCTGTTAATACCATGACTTATAAAATTTAGAAGTTAATAATTTGTGCGCGGTCAGTGGTTCGCCCACCATACGCCCGAAGCGTACCGCGCTTGCGGTTCTGTTTCCTGCTGTCACCGGTTTATAGCCTTCACGAAAGGGATACTTTCTCCGTTGGTTTCTCTATTGTAAAATGTGGCATTTCGTATTATTGTGATACGTTGCAAGGTATTAAAGCCCTTACCCGGTTAGCCCTCCTTCTTATTTAGCCACTCGTCCCGACGTTTACGGCAGGATTCTAAGTCGTTGCCGATACAGCTGAATAGCTCGCCGTCTGTGTGACGGTAGTCGTATTGCATGCGGTGGTAGACTTTTCTACCGAGCCTTGTTGTGAAGAACTCAATGTTTTCACTTCCTGCGGCGCAAACGCTGCACCCTCTTTCGTCGTTCATCTTTGTTGCCATGTCTGTATCTCCTTTATTTGTTGTAAAATGTTATTCTTAAACCTCTTCTTAGCTTGCAGCAGCAACTGTCGTTGTTGAAGGAAGCCTTTATAGCGCGTGTTACAAACTTGTCCGCTAACTCTTCGCCAATCAAAGCAAGCAGCCCGGAAACACCTACTAAAGTGTTTATACGCTTGCCTTCTGAGTTAATTCCGCTTGCCTTTATAAGGAAGTTGCGGTTAATTGTTTTACTTGAATGTACCATATAGCTTTATTTTTAATTCAAAATTAGCGTGTTTTTGCTATTGCAAGCTGCTCGGAAATTTTGTACCTTTGCACTTGTATTAATAACACGTTGCAAAGATAGATAATAAGCATACAATACGCAAATAAAAAGCATACAAAATGCTTGTCTAAGCAAAACTTTAACAAAAAGATACAATTATGGACGAGGAAAATACCGTAAAGTCGCGTCTAAAGGCGTTTGTAGCGTACTTAAATATGAGTGAACGCGAATTTTGCCGTACTATCGGTGTAGGTTCTGCCTATATTGCAAGTATCAAGAAATCAATTAAGGCAGACAAATTAGAAGCAATAAGCAGACAATATCCCGAACTTAACCCGGTTTGGCTTATACGCGGCGATGGCGAAATGCTACAACGTAGAAACAACAATAGTACGCAATCGGAACAAATGGCAAATATCGCGCCTTCAGAAATGCTCTATAAGTTGCTGGAAGATGCGAAGGAAGAAAAGGCGCGTTTGCTTTCAATAATCGAAAGCCAGCAGCGTACTATCGAAACGCTTGCCGAACTGACTAAAAAAGCCAATGCCCAAACGGGCGCAGCTGCCGGATGTGCCGCTGTCGGTTAGTGTTCGGGCGTAAGGTTGAACTTTGGTAAATGCTCTAATACATTATAATAGAGGTATATAGATAAATAAACATGGTATTATGGCGATACGTCCAAACGCACAGAAACGCCCTTTTTAGCGTGTTTTTCTGTATTGGCTTAATAACTATACCATTTTTACGCGAAACGCGCTTAAATCGAAAATTTTACAGAAATAACTATACGGCTATGGTGGAAATTGAAGTAGATAAGTATTATAGCAATCGCGGTTACTATCCTTATATGACCGCACAAGTATTCGACGCGCTGGAAGCTGCCTACCTTTCGGGGGCTGCTACTGCGCTTGTGCCGGAAACGGACTACTATGTTATGGTATCTAATATAAACGCTTCACTATGCAAAGGACAAACAGCGACGCGGTAAACCGCCGTTTCTTTATTGCTATTGACGCGCTTGTTACTTACAAGTTGGTTAGCTCGTTAAGTGGCTTTTGTGTCCTGCACGGGTTAAGCCCCTCACGCTACCGGGAAATGCGCCGCCAATTTGGACTAACACCAAAGGAAGGCTATACGGCGCGTTATCGTAATATGGAAATTGAAACGCTTAGTATATTGGTTGCCAATTATCCAATATCCGCGCTTTGGCTCTTGACAGGGCGCGGCAATATGCTTACAAAGAAAATATGAAGTTTTCTATAAAGATAGGTTTGCACGTTAAACGTACCGCTAAAGAAACGGACGCTACGGAAGAAGTACCCATTAGGCTGCGCGTAAGCTGGGCTTCTCTCCGTGTTGATATCCGTTCCGGGTATGTTATCGCCCCATCCAAATGGGACGATATGAACTCTTGCGTTCGTCTTGGGGCAAAGAATAGTTATAAGCAGACTTCGGGCGAAATCAATAGGGCGTTAATCAATCTGTCGGCAAAGGTGGAGGAGGTGCTTGTTCGCTTTGAAATGGAAAACAAACGTTCGCCTACTACTGCCGAATTTAAGACGGCGTTTAATGAAGCGGTAGGACGTGCGAAGCCAAAGGAAGAAACGGAAGCAAACGAAGTTAAGGGGTTCTTCGATGTCTTTGACCTCTTTACAAAAGAAATGGGGGTTACTAATAATTGGTCTAAGGCTACCTATACGAAGTTTGCAAGTATAAAACAACACTTGCTAAAGTTCTGCCCGTCGCTCTCTCTGTCGGACTTCTCTAAGGCTGACTTTGTGGCGTTCGTTTCTTACCTCCAAACGGAAGAGAACCAACTTAACACAACGGTAGCCAAAAACGTAGGCTTCTTGCGCTGGTTCTTGCGCTGGGCTGCTTCCAACGGCTACTATAATGGCGCGGCACATCTTCAGTACCGCCCACGTTTTAAGGGGCTGGACTGTAAGGAGGTTATTTATCTAAGCTGGGAAGAACTGCAGCACTTCCTTAAATTCAAGTTCCCGAAAAACAAACCTTCGCTTTCGTCTGTGCGCGATGTGTTCTGCTTCTGCTGCTTTACCGGGCTTCGCTACTCTGATGTTGCCCGTCTGCGTCTGTCTGACGTTAAGCGCGAAGCAAAGCCGCCGTACATCTCTATCGTAACAAAGGCTCCTCTTGAAGATTGTCAGAAAGCGGTTGCCTATCTAAAGGAACATGCCTTCAAATGGGGCGGCGACAGCACACATGTATCTGTTGGAGGCGATAGTGCCGGTGGAAACCTCGCATTGGCAACCGCCTTTTCTGTTCCTGGCATTTCCAAGGTCATACCTATTTATCCTGTCACAAAACTCTTCACCGAACAAACACCGTCATGGATAAAATATGCCAAGGGTTATGGCAACGATGCCAAACTACTTGAGGCTTTCAACGAAGCCTACGCCAACAATCAGGAACGTAACCCTTTGGCATCTGTCGGTTTATGCAGCGACGAAGCACTAAAAGCATTGCCACCGGCATTGTTCATTTCTGCCGGACATGACATCTTGCTTGACCAGACCGCTGCTCTCGTCAAGCGCATGCAACATCTTGACATGCCTGTAAGCTATCGCATCTATCCCACCGCTACACACCTGTTCATAACCGTACCCGGACAGCCAACAGCTTTCAAGGAAGCGGTGAAAGACGTCAGCCTGTTCATAAACGGTGCTCACTAA